TCGGCTCCGCCTTTGATGTAGACTTCGAAGACTTCATCTTTCATGGAGTCGTGGTACTGCATTTTCGCTCCCCGGTAGATGTCTCGGCATTTATGCCGGAACCGGTAGGAGATGAGCCGGGGCTCTCCGAAGCGTATGGTATCCACCGGGGCTTTGGCTTCGTAGTCCGCCTCGTTGTAGCAGGCGAGTTTTCCATCCACCACTTTCAGGGCTATGCCATAGTCGTCACAGAGGCCTTGCAGAAATTGCAAGTCTGATTGCTCCACCTGATCTCTGCGCTCGTAGGGGGGATCCAGCCGGGAATCCCATAGGAGGGTAAGGCCGTTTCTGTTTGCGATTTCTCCGGCGATTCCAGAGAGGCGTATCTTTTCCCATGCCTGGGTTTTCTGCTGCTGTCGCATGGGCTTGGTTACGAAGGTGGATACCGCCTTTATCGTTACCTGGGAGGGGGGGCCGTTTACCTCGATTTCGTCAATTTCGAACTCCCCGCAAGGCAAGGATTCGCGCTCCCCCTCCCCGCCCCAGTTCACCGTTATGATTTCCGCCTTGAGGAGAGAACCCTTTTCGGGAAACCAGGGCCCCATCCATCGTCTTTCCCTGTCTTCCAGGGTGATGGAAAGATCGTCCGCCTTTCCGGAAGCGTTGTCGGTGTAGGTGAAGTTCGTGAGGTGTCGCTCTATGGCCACGGAGATATTTGCTCCGTTGTAGAGCACCTCAAGCTTGGTGCGTCGGGCCTTCTGTTCCCGTGACATGGGCTATCCCCTTTTCCAGGGGGGGAGATCCTCCACCGTGGGGATGTTCGCCTCGGGGATCCGCAGCCGCACGTTAGCGGGAAAGATCACGGTTTCCGCATGATCGGGATTATGGCGCAGAAGAAAGGACATCTGCATTTCCCTGCCGAGATCCGGGTACATTTTAAGGGCTATCAGATCCCAGGTGTCTCCCTGCACGGTTCTGTAGGTTTTCACCTGCACCACCTCCTCTATGCGTAGCTCGTGCGCTGGTTGTATTCCTGGGTTTCCCGCAGTACCCGCCGGACTTCTTCGGCGATTTTCTGCGCTATGGAATCCCCGCCTTCTCCGCCACCGTTTACGGTAATGTGCAGATGGGTGTCTCCCCCGTTGTGCTGGCTGTGGTTTGCGGTGTTGTTTACGGTATCTCCGGAGGATAGTCCCTCCGCCGCTTTGTAGAGAGGCATGCCGGATCCCCGGAATTCCGGTATGGGCTTGGGAGTTGCCATGGCTCCCCCGGCCTTGGAGATCATGCCGAGCATTTCTCCGGCCTGCATCCATAGGGCACGACCTCTTTCCTGACGTTCCAGGGGGATAACCATTTCCTTCCCGGCTTCGCCGATCCAGGCCAATTCAGGGCGAGAAACAAGGCCGCCCATAGCCCTCCCTTTTACATTCCTTTCCACATTCAATCCACCTGCAGCTCGGGCGGCAGATCCAATACCTCCCACACCGGTGGATCCGTTATTTCTCGCCTCTTCGGTTCCTTCTCCGCTGAGGCTGAAAAATTCGGCTACCTTCTCCCAAGCTCCCTTTATGGCATCCAGCTTGTCGAAAATCCACTTGAAAGCCTCCCGAAAGGGGGCCTTGATAGCCTCCCCGACTCCCGCCAGAGCCTCCATGATCTGCCCGGGGATGGCGGCAAAGGCGTTCTTTACGGTTTCCCATCCGGCGATAAGGCCATCCCAGGAGAAAGCACCGCCGAGCCACGCTCCGAAGGCTTCGATCTTGCTCCATATCCAGTTCCAGGCATTCACGATACCGGTGCTTACGGCATCCCAGTTTTTGTACAGATACCATCCCGCAGTGACAAGACCAGCTATGGCCGTGACAATAAGGGCTATGGGATTGGCGTTCATGGCGGCGTTCAAAAGCCATTGCGCTGCCGCCCAGGCTTTAGTAGCTCCGGCAACAATGAGCTGCTTGGCGTGAAAAGCCATGAGCTTAACCCCATCCCACAAGGCTTGCCCCAATCCCATCACACGGTTCAGTCCAGCCTGGGCGAGTTCCCATCCCCTCGTGGCGGCGGCTACCGCCCGTTGCTTTACTGCCAGCCACGCCGTGGAATTCCCGAACAGCACCATAACTCCCCTGGCGGAATCGACAACCACCCGGAGCTGTTGAAAGGGAAGCCGGATCATTCGTATGGCGATGGAAGTAGCCGTGGAAGCAAGATTGAACGCCCCCAGGGCCGCCACGCTGGTGGTAAGAGCCGTGGTAATCTTGGGGTGCTTCTGGGCAAAATCCGATACCGCCGAGGCACCTCTCGCCAGAGTATCCACAAACTCTGAAAATGCAGGAAGAAGCGCATTTCCCAGATCTATCAGAATAGACTCCGTGGCGGAACCAAGCCTTTTCATGGCCCCCTGAGCGGTGTTGTTCATGATCCTTGCCATCTCTTCGGAAGCCCCTCCGGCATTTCTCAGGCCCTCTTCCAGGGCTTCGAGATTCCCGCTTTCCACGGCACTCATTACCGCCAACATCCCGGAAGAGGCCTTGGTTCCAAAGATCTCGGAAAGGGCCTTAATCTTGTCCGCTTCTCCCATGCCCTTCATTCTCTGAGAAAGGGCCTTCATAAGATCGGGCATTTTTCTCAGATTTCCATGAGCATCCCGGGCGGAAATCCCCATCCGGCTCAGGGCTTCCTCTACAGCCTTGGGTTCCTGACTCAGGCGAAGCAAGGCCCCTCGAAGGGCTGTGCCTGATTCAGTCCCCTTAATGCCTGCGTTTCCCATAGCCCCGATCATGGCGGTGGCTTCCTCGATGGAAATGCCAAGCCCCGCAGCTACGGGGGCCACCATCTTCATGGATTCCCCCAGAGAGGCTATGCTCACGTTCGAGCTTGCGGAGGCCTTGGCCAGCACGTCCGCCACACGGGTAGTCTGTTCCGCCGGAAGGTTGAAACCCCGCAGGGTGTTCGAGGCGATATCCGCAGCCTGGGCAAGCTCCATGCCTTCGGCGGCGGCCATGTTCAGGAGCCCCGGCATGGAGGCTATGATTTCGTTCGCCTTGAATCCGGCCCGAGCAAGAAGCTCCTGCCCCTGGGCTGCCTGAGTGGCGGAGAACTGTGTATCCTTTCCGAGTTGTCTGGCCTGTTCCGTGAGAGATTTTAAATCCCCCTCGGAGGCTCCCGAAACGGCCTGCACCTTGGCCATGGCCTGCTCAAAGTTCGCCGCCGCCATGACGGGAGCTTTCAACAGACGGAACATCCCCATGGCTGCCATCATTTCACCGCTGATATTATTGATGGAAAGGCTCTGCTTCGTCTGGGCAAGGGCCGCCCGGGATCGCTGAAGTCTTGCCTGGGATTCCGCCACCCTGCTTGCTTGCCTCTCCAGCCTTGCCTGTTCCGCCACAAGATTTTTGGTATTTACTCCCGCATTTTGCAAGTGGCTTCCCAGAGATCGCAGCTCCTGCCCCTGCCGCTTTACGGAACTCTCCAATCTGGATGCGGCACCGGCGGCGGTGTTGAAATTGTTCTGGGCATTCTTCGTTTCACTCTGGGCCTGCCGCAGGCTTTTGCCCAGCCTATCCGTTTCCTCCTTGGCGGCCTGAAAGGCACTCTGAGAAGAACGTACTCCCTGCCCCAGCTCGGTGGCTCTCTGCTTTGCGGTACTCAGGGCATCGCTCATCTGTCTGGTGGGATTTGTGCTATTCTGCATGGCCGTGGAAAGCCGTTGCACTTCCGCCTGAGCTCTGGTATAAGCTGCCTTCTGGGTATCCAGAGAGTTTTTAAGGGCGGTGGAACGGGAAGCGGCAACGTTGAAGGCCGTTTGAAGCGTTCGGGTATTCGTCTCTGCCGCCGCGAGAGTTTGACGGAAGCTTTCGGTTTTGGTTCGTGCATCCATAAGCTGCATGGCCGCATTTTTCGTATCTATCTTGAGCTTCTGATACTTTTGCAGCTCCGCCTGGGCTTTTCCGAGTTCTCCCGTGCGCCTTTGGAGTTGCCCCATGGTGTTTGCGGCGGCGGCGAAAGCACTGCCAAAGCCGCTGGCAAGAGATGCCCCGAGGACAAAGGATACCTGATGGTTCGTTGCCATATTCTCACCTCCTCTTCACAATGAGGTATACTCAGGGGGAAAGGAGGTGCCTTCCATGAGTACAACAAAAAGGCTTTTCCCTCCGCCGGGTTCAACCTTCGGGGACTGGGTTTCGTGGTTTTTCGATTCCCTCTTCGCTCTGGCGGGGCTTGCTATAGACGGAGGGCAATTTGTCGCCTGCGCTGCTGCTTCTTTCCTGATCCTGGGGATCTTTGGTGTTTTTCTCTGGGCTGTTTTTACCCACTAAGAAGGCGAAGCATCCTATTATGAGCGCTTCGCCTTCTTGCTCTCTTCCAACACCACCCCGCACCATTCCGGAAGGCTCGCCACGGGCAGATCCAGCCAGGCGTTTACGGGGGTTGCCGTCTCTGCCCGGGCAAGCCGCAGGGCTATGCGTTTGAGGCTTTTGCCAGGGGAATCTCTGTCTTTTCTTCCTGCTGCTCCTCCTCCGGGCTCCCAGATTCCGAGCCCAGCAAAAAACCCTGTACCGCCGTAACCACTTTGTTGAAATCCCGCAGGGGAAGCCGCTCCAGAATCTGCACGGGAATTTTGAGAGCCCGGGAGGCCAGGCGGATCTGGAACTGCTTGCTGAAGTCTCCCAGCATGGTGAACTTTCCTTCCCCCTGAAGCTGGTTTTCCACGGCGATCATGTCACTTCCGGTCATTTCCTCCAGGGGGATTTCCAGTACCGTATGGCGGACTTTCTTTCC